CTTTAGGGGCACACAGCAGGGGCGGGATTGGCTGACCGATGCTTTGGTCGTGCCGGTGCCTTACGCCGGTAGGCTGTGCCACGGTGGTTTTGCTATGGCACACGGGTCAGTCTGGAAAGAGGTCAAAAAGCACATAGACCCTAAGAAACGCACGTTGATCTGCGGTCATAGTCTTGGTGGTGCGCTAGCAGAGCTATCTGCCTCTATGCTTAACGGTAAACACGACAACATAAACTTGATTACTTTCGGTAAGCCAAACGTGTTCTTTAAAGGCTTTAAAAAGCCAATGACGCTGGATAACCAAATATCTTGTGTGCAGGGTAGCGATATGGTGGCTAGAATTCCCCGTCTTTGCTACGGCCCTTCCAAATCACAAACCATGCTGTACTTCAGCAATACCGGCCCGGACTACATAAACCCCAGCAAAGATACTAGAGTTGCTGACAGGGGTGACCTGAAAGACCGAATAGCTGACCACATGATGGACGGCTACAAGGATAGGCTAAAAGAGTTTTTGGACGAGCAAGAAACGCAAGCCAAGAAAATAGTACAAATGAATAAAGACAAAGAACTAGCCCGTAAAGAACTGGAGGATATGGCGGATGAAATGTTTATTAAAGATTAGCTTTTTAACTGTTTTCACGTTGTCTAGCTGTACGTCTGTTGAGCAAGTTATGGCAAACAAAGAAATATACTGTAATCAATTTTACAAAGGTGTCCGGGCAGTTGGCCGTGGTGCCCTGTCTGCAACAACCGGCGTTATAGTGCCTGATGTATGTGACACCATAGATACAATTGTGGAAGCTGCGGAATGAAACTAGGTGGCCTACTTAAATCCCTTGCACCTACTATAGCCAGTGCAGCGGGTGGGCCAATGGCGGGCATGGCTGTCAAAATGGCAGCGCAAAAACTGGGTATGCCAGATGCCACGGCCAATGAAATTGAAGACCTCATAGAGCGCGAACCTGAAAAGGCGGTATTGCTCAAAGAGGCGGACAAAGAGTTTAAGGATCGTATCCGCGAAATGGAGATCGATTTAGAGTCCTTTAAGACAGAAGTCGAGGACAGAAAGGATGCTAGAGCTAAGTTCTCTGGCGATCTAACACCTAAAGTGTTCTGTATATTGGCACTAATTTTATACGGTGCGTACGTTATGACCGTAACCATACTGCCCCACGATCAGAACGATGAGACTATTATCTCGCTAGTATTGGGCCAGCTATCAGGCATTTTAGGCACCTGTGCGGCTTTTTTCTACGGCGGATCAAACGGTAAGAAATAATATGGAAAAGCTAATTGACATGTTAAAGCGCCATGAGGGTGTGGAAACTCATGCTTATGAATGCTCTGAAGGTAAGGTCACTGTAGGAGTAGGCCGCAATATCGACCAGAAAGGCGGTATGGGGCTGTCCGAGGACGAGATAGATTACCTACTACAGAACGATGTTGAGCGTGTAATAAAGGAGCTAGCCTCAGAATACGCGTGGTTTAACGGTCTTGATGATGTACGAAAAGATGCTATTATTGACATTGCATTTAACCTCGGAGCTACGCGTTTACGTGGCTTTCGACGCGCATTAACCGCTATGGAAGCGGGAGACTACACAGAAGCCTCTACAGAGTTCTTGGACTCTAGGTGGGCAAAACAAGTTGGTGGCCGTGCTTTAGAGCTGACCGACATGATTGCTAGTGGTGAGTACGCGGATTGAGGTCTAAATGGCAGTTAGAAAATTACAATTCAAACCGGGAGTAAACAGAGAAACTACCCGGTATGCCGCCGAAGGTCAGTGGTACGAGACTGATAAGGTGCGCTTCAGACGTGGCCTACCCCAGAAAATAGGCGGGTGGGAACAGCTCTCTGCTAATACTTACCTAGGTGTAGCACGTTCGCTATTCAACTGGGCTACTCTTAGTCTTCAGAATCTTGTTTCTGTAGGTACTCACCTCAAATACTACATTGAGCGAGGTGGGGCTTACTTTGACGTTACCCCTATTAGAGCAACCACAGCAGCGGGTGATGTTACATTTGCAGCCGTAAACGGCGATGCCACTCTTACTGTAACCGATGCTTCTCATGGCGCCCTCCAGAATGACTTTGTAACTTTCTCTGGAGCTGCTTCTCTAGGCGGCAATATTACTGCGGCTGTGCTCAATCAAGAGTACCAAATAGCTACCATAATTAACGGCAATTCCTACACAGTAGAGGCCAAGGACACTTCTGGCAATACTGTACTGGCTAACGGGTCAGATACAGGTAACAGTGGCGGCAGCACAGTAGGCACCTACCAGATCAATACGGGTAACGAGATTGAGGTACCGTTTACTGGTTGGGGTGCAGGGCGTTGGGGTACTGGGACGTGGGGTACAGGTGGTACAACATTGGCGCCTATGCGTATCTGGAGTCAGTCTAACTTCGGTGAGGACTTATTCTTTGCCCACAGGGGCGGAGCACCATACTACTGGGACGCAAGTAACGGGGTTAATACACGTGCTGTTGCTGTAAGTTCTTTGGGAGGTGCGTCCGATGTACCTACTGTAGTAAATCTAGCGTTTGTATCTGACATATTCCGCTTTGCGTTCTGTTTTGGGGCAAACGAGATTGGTAGTGCTGGCATAGACCCTATGCTTATCCGATGGTCAGACCAAGAAGACGCAGCTAACTGGACACCTGCGGCTACTAACCAAGCAGGTAGTTTACGTCTGTCAGAAGGTACAGAAATCGTAGACGCTATCCAAGCACGCCAAGAAGTGTTGGTCTGGTCAGATGCAGCCCTGTACGGCCTACAGTATCTAGGTGCTCCAGAGGTATGGGGAGCGCAGCTCCTTGGCTCAAACATCACCATAGCTGGGCCGAATTCGGCTGTGTACTCAAACAACATTGCCTACTGGATGGGCATAAACAAGTTTTACTACTACGATGGTACTGTTAAGACACTACCTTGCGAGTTGCGTAGCTATATATTTGATGACTTTAACCAAGGCCAAGCTGACCAAGTAATCTGCGGCTCCAACGAGCAGTTTGACGAAATATGGTGGTTTTATTGTTCTGCGGGCGCTACTCAGAATGACCGCTACGTGGTGTATAACTACGTACAAAACATCTGGTACTACGGTAATCTGGCACGATCTGCATGGCTTGACTCTGACCTACGTGACTTTCCTATAGCTGCTACTTTTACCAACAAACTAGTCAACCATGAAAAAGGCGTGGACGACAACGAGACAGGCGTCCCTGCGGCCATACCGGCTAGTATAACCTCGACGCAGTTTGATCTGGATGACGGGGATCGGTTTATGCTGGTTAACAAGATGTTGCCAGACATGACCTTTGAGGGTTCTACAACTGGTGCTCCAGCAGCTACGATGACTCTAAACCCTTTGAAAGACTCGGGTTCTGGGCGGTATAACCCAGCTTCTGTGGGTGGAAACAGCAACGCTACTGTTACTAGAACAGCCACAGTGCCTGTAGAGGAGTTTACCGGGCAGGTCTTTATACGGGTACGGGGTAGGCAGATGTCGATTAAGATTGAGTCTACAGCAGCAGGAGTAACGTGGAAACTAGGCGCACCTAGGATGGATATGCGGCCTGACGGTAGGAGGGGCTAGTGGCATCGCGGGATAGTATAAATAAGGTAGAAGCTCCCGCCCTGCCGATACCACCTGAAACGAATATTCTGCGGACATACTTAGATGACCTGAATAATATTTTGCGTTTGTTTTTCAATAGGTTAGCTAATAATGTAAACTTGTTAACCGGGGAATATGGCGGACAGTTTATAGAGTCCCCGAACGGTAAGTTCTTTTCTACGGTAGATCAGAACGCTGCTTCGCCTGATACAGCGTATGCGTTGCAGTTTGAGAATACGTATCTAGGGGAAGCCATAAGTGTAACAGGCACCCCAAAGACAAGAATAACTCCAATACATTCAGGGGTTTACAACTTTGAGCTTTCGGTAGAGTTAACTAGTACCAACGCTAACTCTAAGGAGTTGTCCTTCTGGGTACGAAGAAGTGGAGTAGACATAGCGAACACTGGCAGGATGCACGTCATAGCAGGTTCTGGCGGCGTAGATGATTTTGAATACAGTTTTACCATAGATATAACAGCAGGGCAGTACATAGAACTTATGTGGGCAACAGACGATACGGGCGTAACAATAGATTATATGGCGGCTTCAAGTCCCCGCCCTGCCGTACCGTCTACTCTAGTAACCGTAGTTCTTGTTTCAGCACTGCCTGAAACACTGCCGACGCCGTAGGTGGGATATGAGTGATTACATAGCAGAGATATTGGGCAGAGACCCAACCCTTGGTGGAGCTGTTAATGCAGCGGGTCTAACTTCTGTACAAGGTATAAATCCTGCCCAACTTGCAGCCGCAGAAGCAGCAAAAGCCGGGGCTACTAAATTCGGATTAGGGACTTTACTGCAAGGTCTTGGGCCACTGGCTGCCGCTTACGGTGTTTTAGACGCTCTGGGCTTCTTTGATAGCACCTTGCAAGAAACTCCAATGACGCCCGAGGAAGAGGCAAAATTTGAGGCGACGAGTAGGTTGGCACTAGCCCAATCAGGTATGCAGGAAGGTGGCGAAGGCGCGTACGAAACCCTTATGGACGCCGTTGGGCAAGCGGCTCAAACAGGTTTGCTATCTAACGAAGACATAGGTGTTTCTGGCAAATGGTACGACCCCGAAACCGGTGAAGAGTTGCCCGACTTTGACCCTAAAACTGGTGAAGGTATGGGTACATTGTTCCCTACTTTTTATCCAGACCCCGTACAAACCGCTGGCGGCGGCGGGGGCGGTGGGGACACGGCAGCGAGTAGTGAAGCGAGTAGTGAAGCG